TTACGAGGCGCTTGAAGTTGTCTTCGCTTTCGCCGATTCGACCTTCCATCGTTCTAGGTCGTCGAAGAACATGCGGGGCGTCCAGCCTTTGGTGATTCCCTCCAACAGGTAGGTGTCTACAAGATCGAGGCCAAAATCAGCAACAGGCTGAAGCACCGTCGTTGCCAACACGCCCGCACCGATCTTCACGCCAGCGAGCTTCGTATCCAGCAGAGAGCCGATACCCGCTCCGATGGCAGTGGTAGCAATGGCTTTTGTGATCTTTCCAATATCTTTCTGGAAGAAACCCGTCGGCGCTCCCAATGCATCTATGTACTCCCGCGTGAGTTCCTCTCCAGAAGTACGGTCGAGCGCATCAGCAAGCCAACCACGAAACTTTTTGGAGCTGCGCTTGTTTCGGAATTTTGCAATCTTCTCCAATGGTCTATCCAATAAATCGAACACGGCCTTTAAATCCGGGACATGTTGGATTTTCGCAATTTCAGCATACCCACCAGCAACCGAACTCAATGAAGATATTTTTTTAGCCGAATCATTGAATAGATGAAAGAAATCAAAGTTTGAGTATGATGTTAGTCGCTCTTCGCACATCAACGTATACGAAAACACCTCATCCGCACACTTATTCATGAGTGCACGCTTATCCCTTGGAAAATTCGTTAATTCTATTACATTGGGGTCAAGGCCAAGTGCTGTCAGCTTTCCGGATAGAAATGCCGACTCCGTGGCCTTAACCGCCATTTCCGATAGGCCATCTCGCGACACGGAATACAGAGGCAACAATTTTTTTACCAAGGCACTCTTTTCACGCCTCCCGGGAACCGGTCTTACCCAGTTCAACCCGAGCTCAATGGATTGAATCGGATCGGTATGTGGCCCCTCGTTGAATTTTCCCCAACACAAAGGATTGATGCCCTTTGCGTCGTCCACCAAGTGCATGATGTTTTGCGTCCATAAGACGAAGTGCAGCGCCTCCTGCTCAACCAGGGCATCAAATCCCTTTTTACCGAAAAAATTGATTAATACAGCAAGAGGAATGTTTTCACCATGCACTCGAAATGATATTGCATCAAAAAGTAATAGCTGCTCAAATATTGATTTTTGTATATCATCTATTCGCTGAGGAAACAGGTTTTGATCCATCAAACTTATGGATTTTGACGAATCCAAGTACTTTCGACAAAATTCGTTAAGCTCCGGATAAAATATCGTCTGGTTATCATGGTTTTTTTTCATGTTTTTTCTTACTGGTACGTAAGCGTCACGTTAAGGTGACATATCGCCATGCAGCTCACATTCGAATCGGCAGACATAGTACGCGTGATTATTGGCAGATAGTACAGTCCATCGAGCACAGTGGATATCGACGCCAGCGAAGCGTGGCTGCGACGCGTCAATGTGCCGGGCGACGAACTCCCTGACCGTCGGGTCGACGTGCAAAATACGTCGAAGCTGCCGCCGGCTTGATGACGCCGCAGCATCCGGCAGTGACAACATGCACACGATCACAACTCTCCTCGAACGTCGCCGACGTGACCAGCGGGCAATCAAGGGGCTACAACGGCGTCTGTCGATTCCAACCCATCCAGCGCGAAGGAATTTCGGGCTGGTAGACTCTTGCTGGCGCCTGAATTAATGGGGAACAACCGAGATGACTGTACTCTTCCGGCAACGGGCGTTCGACCACACTTCCCGCCAAACTACTGTATATTTTCACAGTATTGCCCTTGTGATGCCCGTCCGGAGCATCATGTTGAAAGCAATGCCAAGCAAACCTATGAGGAAGTCATGAGCAACTGGCTTGAGTTCCTAGAAGATAAGGCCGTCGACACTCGTATCGAGATCGGCGCGTATGAGTACCTCTGGAAACAACCGAATAGCAGCACCAAGAAGCTCGCCGAGCTTTTCGAAGCCAACCCAGGGATGCTACCGTCGGACCTCGTGGACGAACAGGTCGCCGATGAAACTGCATCTGAGGTCGTGGAGCATTTCGCGAAGAACGGCATCAAGCGGTTCGGCGTGCGGATCAACGGCACACCAGACTATCCGTCGCGCCTTCGTGACGCGAAAGAACCAATCGAAGTTCTTTACTTCCTTGGTTCGTGGGAACTTGCCGAATCGCCCCGTCGCGTTGCCGTAGTGGGTACTCGAAAAGTGTCAGCCGAAGGTGCTGCGCGGACTCGTAAGTTAGTGCGAGCGCTGGTCGAACACGACTTCACGGTAGTATCCGGCCTCGCGCAAGGCGTCGACACGATTGCACACGAAACAGCGATCTCTTCCGGCGGGCGGACTATCGCAGTCATCGGGACACCGATATCGGAAACATATCCACGAGAAAACAGCGATCTTCAGCGTCGCATCGCGGAAGAGTTCTTAGTTGTCAGCCAAGTTCCCGTCCTGCGCTATCTCAGCCAAACGTGGAAGGGAAACCGATTCTTTTTCCCGGAACGAAACAAGACGATGTCAGCGCTTACACAAGCAACGATCATCATCGAGGCCGGTGAAACGTCGGGGACACTGATTCAAGCGCAGGCTGCCCTAAATCAAGGGCGGAAGCTCTTCATCTTGGAAAGCAATTTCCACAACCCGGCAGTTACCTGGCCCCACAAATACGAGAAGCTCGGCGCTATTCGAGTGCGCGAATTCGACGACATCAAACGGGAGCTGGCGACCGCATGATTAAGCCTCCGATGCCGAAGCGGCTGCGAGTCGTCGGCGAGCTAGAGCGGAAAGATCATCCGCACCTACCGGACACGGCGAAGTGCTACTTCTGGGGGGAATACACGCCGTACGAGCACACGAACGGCGAGAAGTGGAATTTCTCGGAGACGAACCAGCTCATCAGCAACCTCAAGAAGAAAAAGGAGCGAGAGCAATTCGCCGACTGGCGATACAAAAGCGAGGCAATTGACCGCGTTGCGCGCCACTTCGCTCAGTTCTGGAAATGGGCCGAGTTGAAGCGTAAGCACCGCGTCTGTTTGATCCCGGTACCGCCATCAAAGAAGCGTGAGGATCCGAACTACGACCCCCGAATGATGCAGGTATTAGAGCGCATTGCCATGCACTCAGGTGTCGAGCTTGATATCCGTGATTGCCTTTCTTTCAGCGGCCGCTTTACCGCGAGTCATGAATCCGAATATCGACCAACACCTGACGAACTCTACGACGACATTAGCTTCGACGAAGACTCCGGGGATCCGGACAACAAACCCGGCCTCATATTCCTGTTTGATGACATGCTGACCACCGGGGCGCACTACGTTGCTGCCTCGCGTGAGCTGAAGCGATATTTCGCTCGCGTCGAAGTGGTAGGCCAGTTCGTAGCGCGCCGGATTGTGCCCGATCCTTTCGCAGACTTTGATGATCTCGACGTCGAAGAAGAGGACGACGATTGAGGGTGCATAAACAAGGCGCATAAAAGTGCATGGGAGAATCGACCCACCGATTTCCATGCAAGGCCCGCGCCGGGCAGCCCTGAGCGGCCGGCGTATCAGTGCATAAAAACCGTTCATTTTTGCGGGCAGGTGGGGCGGGGTCACAACTGCGCGCGCCGGGTCGCAGGCAGCATCCTTCGCTCGGGGTTCGGACCCGAGAACGCCTCTGCGGCGCGTCACAGGGGCCGCCACGGGCCTGCCGCGGGCTCGGCCGGCTCGAGCCAACCTCCGGCGCACCGCCGGCTCTGAGGCGCCGTATTCCGTCGCGGCCGCGCATGGCGCCAGACGCAAAAAAGCCGCCGGCACCGCAGTGCCTGGCGGCTTTGCTCTGCCGGCCGCGCGGTCGGGCGTCAGCCCTTCGCCGGCTCGAAATCCCTGAAGCGCACGACCTCGATCCCGAGCCAGTCGTTTACCTCCCGCAGCCGCGCCTTCAGCGGCTCAATCTCTAGCTCGTTGAATACCTCTGCTGCCTTGTGCACGTCACCGAACCCGCCCGCGTTCGACGGGATGATCCCCATCAGCTGCGGCGGCACCCGGTGCGCCGCGAGCTGATCCTCGACCGTCACCTTCTTGATGTTCCAGAACTCGTCCTTCGCCGCAACCTCGCCGATCGGCAGCAGCTGGATCCCGTCCTTCTTGCCCTTCGGCGCGTACATGAACAGGTTCCGGAAGTTGCCCGGCCCCTTCGAGTTCTTCAGCGCCGCGCGCAGGTTGTCGACGTCCTCCTGTTTGTCGGCCGGGTCGGTCATGTACAGGATGAAGCCGGCGTGGCTACCGTTCTTGTAGTAGCGCCGCCGAAACAGCGTCGCGCTCTCGTTCAACCAGGTCGAGTTCAGCGCCGAGAGGTATTCGGGCAGCCCGTAAATCTCCTGGTTCAGGTCCGGCTCGTACAGGTGATAGACGGCGCCCGCAGGAAACGCGTGCGGCTCGCGCACGTTCGTCACGAACCAGTACTGGCCCGGCTCGACGCCGACCCGCGTGTATTTCGCAAGCGAGCATTTCAGCGCCATGGGCTGGCCGAGCCGATTCGTGCGCCGCTCGAGGTAGCTATTCGCGAAGACCAGGTACTCGAGCACGAACCGGCTGAAGTCCGCGCGCGACAGCAGCGGATGTTCGATGTAGGACTGCACGAGGATGTTGCGCTTCACATAGATAGCCGAGCAGTGATGCGGCGCTGCGCGAAACGAGCGCGCAAGCCCGTCCAGCGGCAGCGGCGGCTCGTACCAGTTCCCCATGCGCATGCACTCGACGTAGTCGAGCAGCTCGCGCCGGTCGAGCACGGCAACCGGATCGCCGAACGAGAACACCTCGGCGCGCGGCGCCGACGCCGAGTTCGTGCCGGCCGCCGGCTCGGCACGCTCATGCGTGCGACGCCCGGCGCCGCGTCGATACTTGCGTGACATCAGAAAATCTCCATGAATCCGGTGTTGGTACCTGTCGCCCCCTCGAGCGGCTCGTTCGCCAGCGCGTGCATGCACGCCCAGGCGAGATCGCCGTGGCTCGCCTCATCTGAGCGGCTCGCCTTGTACGTGACCTGCAGGCCGCTGGGCGTGAGCGTCTTTTTGATCGCCATGAATGACGCAGCGAGATCCTTCCAGCCCGAGTCAAATTCGAATCGGCCCTTGCGGATCACGTTCTGTGCCTTCATCACGAGCGCCGTCTTGACCTCGACCGAGTAGTGGAACGGCGTCGCGGCCGGAAAGAACTTCGTGACGAGCTGATAGACGCCCTGCCCGATCCCGGTCGTATCGATGCCGATGTAGGTGACCCGGTAGCGCCGGGTCAGCGCCTCGATCTGACCGGCCTGCGCTTCAAAGTCGAGGCCGTGCCACTGGAACCGCTCGAGCACGCGGAACTTCCCGCCCGGATACTTCGGCGGCGCCACGACGACGCAGCCAGCGCTGTCGCCCGTGTGCGAAGGGTCATAGCCGATCCAGACGTCCTCGTCGCCGAACGGCCGCTGGTACAGCGGCTTGAAGTCGTCCCACACTTCCCAAGTGTCGACCATGCACGGTTGCAGCGCCGACAGCGGAAACACCGACAGCGAGTCGTCGATGAACTGACACAGCAACAGGTTCGCGTATTCGTCCGCGCTGTATTCGAGTTTCAGGCGCTCGAGGTCGAACAGGTTGCAGCCGCCGCGCACGGCGTCCTCGACGGTCACGATCTGCCGCCACTGGCCGTCGCCGCACGCGCGGCCCGCCGCGAGCGAGGCATTCGAAATATCGATCGACACGCGTTGATCCTTCGGGCGGCCCCGGTTGAACAGCGCGCCGGACCAGAACGGATACGCGTCGTGCGCCAGGCTCGACGGCGTCGAAAAATACGTCTGGCGCCACTGCGAGTGGATCGCCATGCCGGACGCGACCTTGCGCAGGTCCTGAAAGCGCGGCACCCAGAAGTACTCGTCGAAATACAGGTTGCCGTGGTAACTCTGCGCGGTGCGCGCGTTCGTGCCGAGGAAGTACAGCGTTGCGCCATTCGGTAGCACGATTGGGTCGCCCTTCAGCTCAACGCCCACCGTATCTTTCGCGAACTGGACGATGTACTGACGGAACACGTGCGCCTGCGCCTTGCTGGCCGACAGGAAGATCTGATTGCGGCCGGTGTGCAGCGCGTCGAGCAATGCCTCACGCGCGAAGTACCAGGTCGCGCCGATCTGCCGGCTCTTCAGGATGTTGCGGATTCGTTCCTTGAATCCCGCGCGATACCACGTGCGCTGATAGTCGAAGATCGATTCGAGGAATGCATCGTTGAGCTTCTCGATCTGCTCGTCGGTGAACGCGTTGCGCTCGTCCGCGCTGCGCGACCGTCTCGCGCTGCTCGCGCTCCCGAATTGGCTCACCTTTGCGTCGTTCGCCGGGCGCGTGCGCAGCCGCTCGAGCTGACGCGTTAGCAGGTCAATCTCTTTGAAGTCGCGCCCTTCTTTCTTCTCCTTCACGACGAGCCGAATCAGCTGCGCCTCCATCGACAGCGCGACGCGATCGACCGGCTCGGTCTCGTCCCATCGATCGCGCCGCTTCCAGCTGTACAGCGTGGCCGGCTTCTCACCGAGCATGTCGGCGATGCGCGCGATGCGATAGCCCTGCCAGTAGAGATCACGTGCGCGTCGGCGTGGATCAACGTCAGATGAATCAATGAGAAGTGCAGTCATGCGGCAAGGCTACCGACGCGCGCGCGCGAGCCCTACTGCCGGCGGTTGTACTAGTTGCGCACACAACCGCTGTTCATTGCGACGCCATCGCGAACTGCCGACACTGGAATCCCTGAATACAGCACCCTGCCCTCTCAGAGGTTTCGCACATGGCACAGGACACGAAGAAGACGAAGTTTTTCCGGATCGCGACCGAAGGCGCGACCACGGACGGTCGCACGATCGATCGCGCGATGCTCGAACAAATGGCCCGCTCGTACGATCCCGCGGTGTACGGCGCGCGCATCAACATGGAACACATTCGCGGGCTTTATCCCGATGGCGCGTTTCGCTCGTATGGCGACGTGATTGCGCTGAAGGCCGAAGAGCAGGACGGCAAGATGCGCCTGCTCGCGCAGCTCTCGCCGACCAAGGATCTGATCGCAATGACCACCGAGCAGCGGCAGAAGGTCTACACGTCGATGGAGGTCGACCCGGACTTCGCGGGCACCGGCGAGGCGTATCTGGTCGGTCTGGCCGTCACGGACAACCCGGCGAGCCTCGGCACGGAAATGCTCGCTTTCAGCGCGAAGAACCATGCGTTCGACACGCGCAAGCTGCGCCCGGAAAACCTCTTCAGCGCCGCGGTCGAAGCCGACATCGAGCTTGAGGACGACACCCCGGCGCGCACAGGCGACGCCGCGCGCTCGCTGTTCTCCAAGGTCCGCAGCCTGCTCAATCGCAAGGAAGCGTCCGACGATCAGCGCTTCTCCGACCTGTCGCAGTCGGTCGTGGCGGTCGCGGAAAGCCAGAGCCAGGTGCTCGATCAGGTCGAGCGGTTCAGCGGCGAACTGGCCGACGTGAAGCGCGCGCTGAAAGACGCTGAAGCGCGCCATTCCGATCTAGTGCAGAAGCTCTCGCGCACCGACAGCGATCCGCAGCAACGGCCGACGTCGACCGGCGGCGACAACGCCGTGCTGACCGACTGCTGATCGATCTCGCCACCCATTTTCGTAAAACGGAGAATCCATGCGGAACGATACCCGCGAGCTCTATACCCGCTTCGTCGAGCGCATTCAGGAACTGAATGGCATCAGCGATGCGACTGTGAAGTTTTCGGTCGATCCGACCGTGCAGCAGACGCTCGAAACGAAGACGCAGGAATCGAGCGCCTTCCTGAACAGCATCAACGTGATCGGCGTGACCGAGATGGAAGGCGAGAAGGTCGGTCTCGGCGTTTCGGGGCCGTCCGCGAGCCGCACCGACACGAGCAAGCGTGAGCGCGAAACGCGCGACATCGCGACGCTCGACAGCCAACGCTATCGCGCCGAGAAGACGAACTACGATACGCACATCACGTATCAGCGCCTCGACGCCTGGGCGAAGTTCCCGGACTTTCAGGCTCGTCTGCGCGACGCGATCATTCGACGCGCGGCGCTTGATCGGATCATGATCGGCTGGAATGGCGTGCGCGCGGCAGCCGACACCGATCTCGCGGCGAACCCGCTGTTGCAGGACGTGAACATCGGCTGGCTGCAGCAATACCGCAACAACGCGAAGGAACGCGTGTTCTCGGGCGTGAAGATCGGCAAGGACGAGCGGTTCAAGAATCTCGATGCCGTCGTCACGCTCGCGAACAACGAACTGCTCGAGCCGTGGTACGTCGAGGATCCGAATCTCGTCGTGATCTGCGGCCGCGAGCTGCTGCAGGACAAGTATTTCCCGGTCGTGAACAAGGATCAGCCGCCGACCGAAGCGCTCGCCGCGGACGTCATCACGGCGCAGAAGCGCATCGGCAATCTGCCGGCCGTGCGCGTGCCGTACTTCCCCCCGCGCGCGCTGATGATCACGCGCCTGGACAACCTGTCGCTGTACTGGCAAATCGGTGCGCGCCGTCGCGCGCTGATCGACAACCCGAAGCGCGATCGCATCGAGAACTTCGAAAGCTCAAACGATGCGTACGTGATCGAGGAATTCGGCGCGGGCTGCGTGATCGAGGACATCCGCTTCGTCGACACCGATCCGGCGCCGGACGCACCGGCGGGTGGCGCATGACGAACCCGTTCCGCCAACACTTCCAGCGCACCGTCGCGGCCAAGGCCGCGCGCGGCACGCCGGCGAGCGTCGGCGGGCTGCGCGACGACTCGGCGTACACGCTGATGCTAGCGCAGCTCGACGAGCACCGCCGCGCGCTGAAGGCCGTCGAGTCGCTCGAGCGCAAGGCCGACCTGAAACGGCAGTTCCTGCCGGCGTACGACGCCTGGGTCGCGGGCGTGCTGGAGGGTGCCGCCGGCGCGCAGGACGACGTGCTGATGACGATCATGGTCTGGCGCGTCGACGTCGGCGACTTCCTCGGTGCGCTGGAGATCGGCGCGTACGCGCTGCGGCACGGGCTGCCGCTGCCGGACCAGTACAAGCGCAGCACACCGTGCCTGCTCGTCGAGGAATTCGCCGAGGCCGCGCTGCGCGCGCATCGCGCCGGCGAGCCGATCCAGGTCGAGCCGCTGCTCGAAATCGAGCAGCTGACGATCGCCGCCGACATGCCCGATGAAGTGCGCGCGAAGCTGCACAAGGCAATCGGCTACGGGCTCACCGCCTCCGAGCCTTCGCGTGCCCTGGACCACCTGCGCCGCGCGCTGCAGCTCTTCGCGAACGTCGGCGTGAAGAAGGACATCGAGCGGCTCGAGCGCGAGCTGAAGAACTCTGCCAGCGGGGGCCAGCGCGGCCCCGACGGCTGATACCGAGCGTACCCCGCGCACCAGGCGGCACGGGGCCGTAGCCGGCGCTGTCCGCGCGAAAGCCCCGTCCACCGCCTCACCTTTTCAACATGACGAGCCCGACCATGTCCTTTGTCTCGACCCCGCCGCTGGCGCAGCCGCCGCGAACCTCTGCGCCGCCGATTGCGAACGACGTGTTCTACCCGGACGTGTCGCTCGAACACGCACGCGACACCATGCGCCTCGACGGATCCGTGACCGATGCCCGTTTGCGGCACGAGCTGCTCGCGGCAATCGCCAGCGTCAATGACGAATTGCGCGCGGCGCGCGCGGCGTGGCGCGACGCCGGCTTCGCGCGGCTCGCCGATGTACCGGCCGACCAGCTCGACGGCGAAAGCGTGCTGCTGCAGCACTACCGGCGCGCCGTGTACTGCCTGGCGAAGGCGACGCTCATCGAGCGGTACCGCGATTACGACACGACCGGCGACGGCGCACGCCGCGCCGACGACCTGGAGCCTCAGAGCGACGAACTGCGCCGCGATGCGCGCTGGGCGATCAGCGACATCGTGGGCCGGCCGCGCGTGACCGTGGAGCTGATCTGATGCGAGCAACGTACCGAATTCGTCGGCTGCCGCAGGACCGCGTCATCAACAGCCGACACGTCGCGGCACCGTTTCAGGTGCAACGCCGCATCGCGGGGCTCTTCTGGCGCGAAATCGCTCTGTGCTCCGACCTCGACACTGCGTCGTTGATGGTGCGGGCCGCAGTACGCGCGCGTCAGCTGGCGTCATTGAAACCGCGGCTCGTCGCCCATTACGGTGCGGATGGTCAGGAGCTGTCCTGATGTGGGTGCGCGCGCTCCAGGGCGAAACCGTCGACGCACTGTGCTGGCGCGTGCTCGGCCGCACGCGCGGTGTCGTCGAGGCGGTGCTCGAGCTGAACCGGGATCTCGCGCAGTACGGCCCAATCCTGCCTCACGGGCTGCTCGTCGAGCTGCCCGACGAACCACCGCAAGCGGCGCAATCGGGCGCCGAGCGGCTCCAGTTATGGGACTGAGAATGGCTGAACCTATTTCCACGTCGTCCGCGACGACCGCGGCGCTCGGTGTCGCGACGCTGTCGCTGTTTCCCGGCGTCGACGCCAATGTCGTCATGGGAGCCTTCGCCGGCTCGCTGCTGTTCGTGATGACCGCGGCCGACCCGTCGATCCCGAAACGCGTCGCGTTCTTCGTGATCTCGTTCGTGGCCGGATGCCTGACCGCGGACCTGTTCGCAGCCGGCCTCGACGTCGTGCTTCCCGCGCGAATCGTAGTTCACGCCGGCATCGGCGCGCTGATCGCCTCGGCACTCGTCGTGAAGCTGCTGCTGTGGCTGATCGCGCAGGCCGACGCGCCCGACCGGTTGCTGAACGTGTTCAAGGGGAGGGAAAAGTGATGCTCACGGCCGTCTACGTGCTGCTGTGCGCCGCGCTCGCGCTGCGTCTGGTGATTTTTCGCCGCGGCACGAGCGCCCACCGACCGCTCGCGTCGTGTCTCGCCTACGCACTCGCGGTTGCCGCCGGCGCCGCGCCCATTCGCGCCGCGTTCGGCGTGCTGCCGCCGGCAAATGTGGCTGACACCGTCCTCGTCGGCGTCTTGTGCCTGGCCGTGTACGGCGTGCGCGGCAACGTCGTCGAGCTGTTCCACCGCGGCAATCCGCGCGACTCGCTGATCGCGCGTGTGCTGCAGTTCAAACCGTGGGGGCGCCATGTATAAAACCCTGCGCCTAGGCGACCGCGGCTCCGACGTCGCCTACCTGCAGCGCCAGCTCATCGCGGCCGGCGCGCGCATCAACACCGACGCAATCTACGGCATCGCGACGCGCGGCGCCGTGGTGGCATTCCAGGCGTCGCACGGCCTGGTCGCCGACGGCATCGCCGGCCCGAAGACGTGGGCGGCACTGGCAGCCGGCCGGCGCGATCCGCGGCACCTGACTGATGCGGATCTGCAGCGCGCGGCCGATCGGCTGCAGGTCGATCTCGCGGCCGTGCGCGCAGTCAACGAAGTCGAGTCGCGCGGCGCCGGCTTTCTCCCGGACGGCCGTCCTGTGATCCTGTTCGAGCGGCACATCATGTATCGGCAGCTCGCGGCCGCCGGCCTGGACGCCGACGCGCTCGCGGCAAAGTATCCGGGCGTCGTCAACCCGAAGCCCGGTGGCTACGCCGGCGGCACGGCGGAATACGCGCGCCTGGCGACCGCGTCGCAAATTTCCGCCGCGTGCGCACTCGAAGCGGCGAGCTGGGGCGGGTTCCAAATCATGGGCTTTCACTGGAACCTGCTCGGCTATCCGGACGTATTCGCGTTCGTCGAAGCGATGAAGGTCAGCGAAGCCGAGCACCTCGAGGCGTTCGTGCGCTTCATCCTCGCTGACAAGGCGCTGCTCGCCGCTCTGCGCGGCCGGAAATGGGCGAAGTTCGCCGAGCTGTACAACGGCCGCGATTACGCCGATCACCTGTACGACGTGAAGCTCGAACGGGCCTTCGAGCGCTACAGCCGGGCAGTCGCATGACGGGCGGCGCTCGCATTCTCGTTGCCGGCGCGATCGCGCTCGCCGCGGCGGCTGTCGTCATCGCGGTCCAGCATGCGCTACTGGTCAGCGCCGGCCAGCACGCCGACGATCTCGCGCGCGACGTGCGCGAGCGGACAGCCGAGCGCGACGCGGCGCGTCGCAACGTGAAGATCGTCACGCAGTACGTCGACCGTGTCCGGGTCGTCCGCGAAAAGGGCGACACCATCATCAAAGAGGTACCCGTTTATGTGGATCGCGAAGCTGATCGCGCCTGTGTTGTTCCTCTCGGGTTTGTGCGCGTGCACGACGCAGCCGCCGCCAATGTGCCGGTGGGACATCCCGCAAGCACTGATGCGGCCGCCGCGGGCGTTGCACTCTCTGCCGTCGCCGCGACCGTCGCCGATAACTACACCACCTGCCACGAAAACGCCGAACAGCTGATCGCTCTGCAGGCGCGCGTGCGTGACGCCGAGAAGGAGGGGCCGTGAACAAACCGAACAGCCTGCGCGTGGCGCTGACGGCCGCCCTGCCCGAGTTCGCGCGCGATCCGGACCGGCTGCACATCTTCATCGAACACGGGTCGATTGCCGTCACCGCAGCGAATTCGCTGTCGTTCGAGTATGCGTACACGCTCGACATCGTCGTGACGGATTACGCCGGACATTCGGATCACCTGATGGTGCCGATCATCGCGTGGCTGAAGGTCCACCAGCCCGAGCTGCTGCTGAACCGCGACCTCTGCCGCGATGGGTTCAAGTTCCAGGCCGAGTTGCTCGACAATGGGAAGTCCGATGTCGAAATCCTGCTGAAGCTGACGGAGCGCGTCGGTGTCACCGAGCGGCCGGACGGATTCGAGATCCGCCACTTTGGCGAGCCGCCGATCGCGGGAACGTGATGGCCGATCGTCTCTCGCGCGCTGAGGAATGGGCGTCCGGCCTGCTGGGCCGGCTCACGAGCGCGCAGCGCGCGCGACTGGCCAAGGAGCTGGCAGCCGAGCTGCGCCGCCGCCAGTCGCGACGCATTGCAGAAGCCCGGAACCCAGACGGCAGCAGATACACGCCGCGCAAGCCGCAGGCGCGGCGCAAGAAGGGCCGCATCCGGCGCGCGATGTTCTCCAAGCTGCGCACTGCCCGCTTCCTGAAAACCGCCTCGAGCGCCGATGCGTCGGTGCTGCATTTCACGCGCGACGTCGAGCGCATCGCACGCGTGCATCAGGAGGGCCTGCGCGATCGGGTGCAGCGCAACGGGCCGATCGTGCAGTATCCGGCGCGCGAGCTGCTGGGTCTCGCGGACGCCGACGTCAAGCGCATCGCGGACATCGTCCTCGATTTTCTGGCGCGGTAGGTTTCGCGCGGTTGCGCAGCGGCGAACCCTCATTGCGCTACACCAAGAAAACATGTTTCATGCTGTCAACGCAAACGCACCCGCATACTTCCGGACTACTCCCGACACGTCGAAAAACGTCTGAATATTGGCATGCATTACGTGCTCATCTGCAAATACGACGGTGTGATCATGTACCCGCACGATTCCATAAAGAAGGACTTAGTACATATCAGAAATGCAATCCGGATTCTTCGCGCGTCACGAAACCAGTTCGCGTCGGAAACCCGGATTGCTGAACCAAAGTACTGGCGCAAGAGGCTCTACGCCATTCGCGATTTGGCCGAATGCCACAATTTGCGAACACTGCAGCTCGAAGCAGACGAACTGATACTTCAGACTGAAGAGCTCGAACGTTAGGTGACGAACAGCAGTGGTTGTCACAGGTTCCTGCACAACATCCAGTGCATGACCATCTCCCGCGCGCGCGGCATCCTTGCCGCATGGATGATTTTGCTGATCTGAATCGCCGCCTCGAAAGCCTGTTGCGCGAGGGCACCGTGATCGAGGTCGACCACGATGCCCGTCGCGTGCGCGTCGAGTCAGGCGGCCTGCAAACCGACTGGATTCGTTGGTTCGCGCAGCGCACCGGCGACAGCATCGTGTGGGACCCACCGTCGATCGGCGAACCCGGACTGCTGCTGTGTCCGTCGGGTGAACCGACCACCGGTCTGTTCCTGCCTGGCGTGTACTGCGACGGTCACGACGCGCCCAGCTCGAATCCGCACGAACACGTGCGCATGTACGGCGACGGCGCACGTATCGCATACGACTTCGCGGCGCACGCGCTCACCGCCACGCTGCCCGCCGGCGCGACCGTGCATGTCGTCGCGCCGGGCAGCGTCACGGTCGAAACCAACAGCGCAACCGTCAAGGCAAAGACTGTCACCCTCGACGCCGACGATACGACCGTGACTGGCGCGTTGCTTGTGAAGGGACCACTCACATTCGAGTCCGGCGCCACAGGCAAGAATGGAGGCGGCACGGGCTCGCGCGCCGTGATCGAGATCGAGGGCAGCGCCCACTTCACCGGCGTCGTATCAGCAGACGTCGACGTGCAGTCGAATAACGTGAGCCTCGTGAAGCACCCGCACCAGGCGCAAGGCGAATTCGCGCAGACCTCGAAACCGATCGCGGGTGGCGCATGATCGGCATGAACGCACGCACGGGCCGCGCGATCGCCGGCCAGGCCCACATTGAGCAATCCGCCGCGGACATCCTGTTCACGCCGCTCGGCACGCGCGTCATGCGGCGCGACTACGGTTCGCTCCTGCCCGCGCTGATCGACGGGCCGGTCAATCCGCTGATGCGCATGCGGGTGATGGCGGCATCCGTCATGGCGCTGGCACGCTGGGAGCCGCGAATTCAGGTCAATCAGGTGGATTTCACCACCACCGGCGTCGACGGCGGTGCCGTGCTCGAGCTGCATGGCGAGCGCACCGACGGCCCGCGCGCCGGCACGCCGTTCTCCATGCGCCTGCCGACGTCGAGTGGCCGCATTGCAGGTCGAGGTGTGGCATGAGAACGACGCCAATCGACCTGTCGCAGCTCCCCGCGCCGGACATCGTCGAAGAGCTGGACTACGAGACTATCTTCGCCGAGAAGAAGGCCCGGCTCATTTCCCTGTACCCGAAGGAACAGCAGGACGAGATCGCCGCCGCGCTCGAGCTCGAATCCGAGCCGATGGTCAAGCTGCTGCAGGAAGGTGCCTACGAAAAGATGCTGCTGCTCGCGCTGGTGAACGAGAAGGCGCGTGGCTTGCTGCTCGCGTACGCGAAGGGCACGACGCTGGAGCACATCGGCGCGCTGTTCGATGTCGAACGTCTGCTGATCTCGGCCGGTGACCCGGACAACGGCATCGATCCGGTCTACGAGGACGATGACAGCCTGCGCGAGCGCATCCAGCTCGCGCCGCGCGGCTTTTCGGTAGCCGGCCCCGACGATGCGTACGTGTTCCACGCACGCGCGGCGGATGGGCGTGTGAAGGCGGCAACCGCCTACAGCCCGTCGCCGTGCGTGATGATCGTCACGATCCTATCGCGCGAAGGCGACGGCACGGCCAGCGAGGAACTGCTCGGCATCGTCCGGAAGAACCTCGAAAAGAAGCGCCCGCAGGCCGACGAGGTCATTGTCCAGAGCGCGAAGATCGTGCCGTACGCGATCCGCGCGACGCTGCGCTTCTTCAACGGACCGGACCGCGCCGTTGCGATCGCTGCGTCGCGGAAGAACGCCCAGCAGTTCGCAGATGCCATGCACCGTCCTGGTTCCGAGATCACGCTGGACGGCCTGTATGCATCAATGCGCGTGGCCGGCGTCCAGAAGGTGCTGCTCGACACGCCGGCCAACGGCGTGCCGATCGCGATCGACGAGGCGCCGTACTGCACCGGTATCGAGCTGATCGACGGCGGGGTAGCCGATGAATAAACCGACCCGTTCACTGTTGCCGCCGAACGCGACGGCGCTCGAGCGACGCCTGGCCGAAGCCAATGCGGACCTGCTCGACATCCCGGTCGAGCTCGACACGCTGATGGACCCGGACCGGATCCCGCTGCGCTTTCTGCCGTGGCTCGCGTGGCACATGGGCGTGGACACGTGGCGCGACGAATGGCCCGAGCAGGTCAAGCGCGCGCGTGTGAAATCGGCAATTCGCATCGCCCGCAAAAAGGGCACGGCCGACGCCGTGCGCGACGTCTGCGCGTCGTTCGGCGCGAACGTCGTGATGCGCGAATGGTTCGAGATGACGCCGCGCGGCGTGCCGGGCACGTTCGAGATCGTGATGACGGTAGGCAGTCGTGAAGGCGTGCCGGCCACCGCGCAGTACGTCGCCGACATTCGCGCCGAAGTCGATCGGGCGAAGCGGGGAACCGCGCACTACATCTTCAAGCAAGGCTACAGCGCGATCGGCACGCAGCACGTCGGCGCGGGTGCACGCGCCGCGGTCTATCGCCGGCTGTCCCTCTCGGAAACCTGAACATGGCTGGAAACCTCATCAACATTACCGACGCCGGACGCGCGGCGCTCGTCGCAGCTGGCAATACCGGCACGGTTGCCCGCCGCGTGACCGAAGTCGGTCTCGGCACCGCGGCATTCACCTTCGACAAGGGCATGAAAACCATGCCCGCCGAGCGCAAACGCGTGACCACGTTCGGCGGCGAAAACGTCGCGCCCGATACAGTGCATGTCGTCATCCAGGACGACACCGACGATCAGTATTCGCTGTTCGCGTACGGTCTGTACCTCGACAACGGTGTGCTGTTCGGCGTCTATGTTCAGGACACGCCCATTCTGGAAAAGTCGCCGGCAGCGATGCTGCTGCTTGCGAGCGACATCGTGTTCAAGTCGATCGACGCGTCGCAGCTCCAGTTCGGCCCCGCCACGTTCCTGAACCCGCCGGCGACGACGGACCGCAAGGGCGTCGTCGAGCTTGCGACGACGGAAGAGGTTGCCGCTGGCACCGACGCGACGCGCGCCGTGACGCCGGCTACGCTCAAGCCACGGCTCGACGCGAAGGCCAATCTTTCCGGCGCTGACTTCACGGGCCGCATCAGCACGCGGGACGTCCTGCATCTCGCGTCGGCGCCGGGCGGCACCGGCGCGATTCTCGGCGCCGGCAACGGCGATGGCGCATCCGCCTCGACGACCAACGTCGCGTTGCGTTCGTGGTATGGCATCGGGTTCGCGCCGACGATCGACGGTATGCCCGTGCCCCGAACAGAGTTTTCGCACTGGTTCGATACGCGTACCGGCAATACCGGCTTTCGCGGCACGCTCGACGTCGGCGGCCTCATCACGGCGCAAACGCCGCCATCGGGCGACGCATCGAAGCGCGTGCCAACGACCGAATGGGTTGTCGCGGCGATCGCGTCGGCCGGCATCGGCACGATCGTGTTCGAGCCGCGCACCAGCGTACGCGCCGGCTTTCTGAAGTTGAACGGCGCGCTCGTCAACCGCAGCGACTATCCCGCGCTGTGGGCGTATGCACAGGCGAGCGGTGCGCTCGTCGCCGAGTCGGCGTGGGGGCAGAACAATTGGGGGTGTTTCTCGACGGGCGACGGCGCGACGACGTTCCGTCTGCCCGAGCTGCGCGGCGAGTTCTTGCGCTGCTGGGACGACGGCCGCGGCGCGGATTCTGCGCGCGGGATTGGCACTTTCCAGAGCTTCCAGAATGCATGGCACGCGCACGGCGCATCGTCGGCAGCCGTCGGCGACCATACGCACGGCGCCTGGACGGACGCGCAAGGCTGGCATGGTCATCACGGCTGGACCGGCGGCGGCGGCGGACACAATCACAACAACGGGATTTTCAGCCGCTTACTGCGGCCGCCTTACGGTGGGTCGCTGACCGGTTCCGACCAGGCCGGTAGCGGCTCCGAGCAGGCGGTCGGTGCAGGCGATTCGGCCGACATCGCATGGTCCGGCGATCACGCACACGAGTTCAATACCGAAGGGTCCGGAACGCACAGCCATAACGTCGGAATCGGCGGCGCCGGCGCACACGCGCACGCTATTACCGTCAACGGGGACGGCGGCAACGAGGCCCGTCCCCGGAACATCGCCATGCTCGCCATGATTCGCGCTTACTGACACGACATCTATGCTCATCCATCAATACGACGCCGAAACCGGACAGTACATTTCCAGCCACCTCGCCGACGTGGATCCGAAGAACCCGAATCGCTGGCTCGTGCCAGCGTTCAGTACGCTGGATCCGCTGCCCGACCGCACGCCGCGCACCTGGCCGTTTTACCGTAACGGTGCGTGGGCGCTCCTGCCTGATCACCGTGGACAGATTCTGTATCGGCAGGACACCGGCGAGCCGGCCGAAATTCTCGCGGCCGGCACGACGCCCGAAGCACAGGGGCTCACCGAAATTCCGCGCCCGTCGCCCGAGCACGTGTGGCGTGACGGCGGTTGGGTCATCGATCCCGCGCTCGTCGCTCAACGAGCACGGGAAGCAGCGATGGTCGAGTTCGAATCGCGCATGGCGCGCGCGCGTCAGATAAACGCCGGCAAGGCAGACGCGTATGCGGCAGGACTGTTGTCGATGGAGGAGGTGTATTACTTCCGCGCATGGTCCGCCTATCAGCTCGATCTGGTGCGCGCGATTCAGTCGGACGGCTTCCCCGAAACCGTGCGTTGGCCCGACGATCCGGTCCCCTTCGAAGTCGCGTGCGAACCGGCGCTCGCTGAATTTGAGGCGAGGATGGCGAAGGCGAAGAGCTTTATTGACGGCAAAGCCGACGCGTATGCGGCAGGCGAGCTGTCGGACGAAGAACAGTACAACTATCGCGCGTGGTCCGCGTACGCCGATCGGCTGACGCATACGGTGAATCGCGAAACGTTCCCGAATGTGGTGTGGCCAGAGGAACCGGAGCCGTATGTCGCACCGCCGGCGCCAGAGTCGGACCCGCCGGCCGGCGCGACCACGTCGCGCGATGCCACGTAAGACGACCGGAAGAAAAGGACGCGGCGACGTGCGCGATGCGGCAACATCGCGCACGCCCCGCACCCGCAGAGCACGCCTGCAGGATTGGCCAGGGCCGCGACACCTCTCGAGAGGCGCCGGCATCCTAGCACAAGCAGGAATCAACCGATGCAGGACATCCGTTGCGGAAGCTGTAACCGAAAACTCGGAGCTGGCGAGTACATCCAGCTCACCATCAAATGCCCGCGCTGCCGGGCCATGAACGTGTTGAGGGCCGAGCGCCCCTTACCCGCAGGCCACCGAGCCTCCGCTAAGAGGGAATCGCCCCATGCAATCACTCATCTCCGCTGACCTGATCAACCGCATTCACCAAGCCGACGCACTAAGCGTGCTGCGCGCGCTACCCGACGGCTGTGTCGATCTGACCTTCACGGATCCGCCCTACTCGTCCGGCGGCACGACCAGTGCGTCGCGCAGCCAGTCGCCGTCGAGCAAGTACATCGGCGGGGACGTGAAGACCGTCTACCCCGAGTTCCAGCACGACAGTAAGGATCAACGGTCGTGGACGTTCTGGTGCATGACCTGGCTCGCCGAGGCCTATCGCGTCAGTCGCAATGAAGCGCATCTCGTCTGCTTCGTCGACTGGCGCCAGTTGCCGAGCCTCACTGATGCAGTCCAGGCGACCGGCTTCACGTGGCGCGGGGTCGCCGTGTGGGACAAGACAAGCGGCCGCGCACGGCCGCGCGCCGGCGGCTTCGCCCAGCAGGCCGAATTCTTGGTCTGGGCGACGAAGGGCGCCGTGCGCCGCGCCGACGTGTACCTGCCCGGCGTGTTCTCCGAGCGCCTCACGCACCCGAAGCGCCACATGACGGAGAAGCCCGCGCAGCTCGCGCGCGACGTCGTGCGGCTGGCGCCGGCCGGCGGCGTCGTGCTGGATCCGTTCGCAGGGTCCGGCACGTTCCTCGCTGCAGCGAAGCAGGCCGGTTTGAACTGGATCGGTTCTGAACTGGAGCGCGCCTACCACCAGGTCGCAACCGCGCGGCTTGCCGAGATCGGCACACCGACCGTCGCGGCATAACGCCGGCCTGCTGCGGTTTCGGTTGTGGCCGACCGCTGCACAACCATGCGCGCGTGATCTGCGCGCGCGCGAGCGGCAATCTTTCGGGAGCCTCACTTCCGGGAGATTGCATGCCATCTGATTACCACCACGGCGTACGCGTCATTGAGCTCAATGACGGTACGCGCCCCATCCGCACGGTCAGCACGGCCGTGATCGGTATGGTCTGCACCGGCGACGACGCCGATCCGACCACCTTCCCCGAAAACCGCCCCGCCCTCATCACGGACGTTCAGGCCGCGATCGGCAAGGCCGGCACGAAGGGCACGCTCGCGCGCTCCCTCGATGCGATCGCCGCACAAACCTCGCCGATGATCGTCGCCGTGCGCGTGCCGACCGGCAAGGATGCAGACGCGACGACCAGCAACGTGATCGGCACCACGACGACCGACGGCCAGTACACCGGCATGAAGGCGCTGCTCGCCGCGAAGAGCCGCCTCGGGGTGAAACCGCGCGTGCTCGGCTGTCCCGGCCTCGACACGCTGCCGGTTGCCGCCGAGCTCGCCACGATCGCACAGAAGCTGCGCGGCTTCGCATACGTCAGCGCGTTCGGCGCGCAGACGAAGGAGGAAGCGACCGCCTACCGCGCGAACTTCGGCCAGCGTGAGCTGATGACGATCTGGCCGGATTTCGTGAACTGGAATACCACGACCAACGCCGAGGACATCACGTGGGCAACGGCGCGCGCGCTCGGCATGCGCGCGAAGATCGACGAAGAGATCGGCTGGCACAAGACGATCTCGAACGTCGTGGTCAACGGCGTCACGGGCATCAGCCGCGACGTGTTCTGGGACCTGCAGGACCCGAACACCGACGCGGGCTACCTGAACAGCCACGAAGTGACCACGCTGGTGAACTCGGACGGTTACCGTCTATGGGGATCGCGTACCTGTTCCCAGGACAAGCTATGGGCCTTCGAGAACTACGTGCGCACCGCGCAGGTAATCGCCGACACGATGGCCGAGGCGCATATGTGGGCGGTCGACCAGCCGATGAGTCGCACGCTAATCAAAGAGATCGTGGACGGTGTGAACGCGAAGTTCCGCGCGTGGAAGACCGCCGGCTACCTGATCGACGGCGAATGCTGGTTCGATCCGGGCGCGAACGACAAGGATTCGCTCAAGGCCGGCCAGGGCTTCATCGACTACGACTTCTGCCCTGCCCCACCGCTCGAAGACCTGACGTTCCGCCAGCGCATCACTGACCGCTACCTGCTCAAGTTCGCGCAAAGCATCGCAGTCTGACGCGTCGGCACTCACCATAGGGAAACGCAATGGCTCTGCCATCCAAACTGAAGAATTTCAACGTGTTCGAAGACGGCGTCTCGTTCGTCGGCGAAGTACCCGAAATCCAGCTGCCGAAGCTGTCTCGCAAGATGGAAGCGTATCGCGGCGGCGGCATGAACGCCGAAGTCGACGTCGACCTCGGCATGGAGAAGATGGAGCTCGGCCTCACGATGGGCGGCTTCATGAAGGAGATGTTCAAGACGTGGGGCACGTCGAAGATCGACGGCGTCACCGTGCGCTTCGCCGGTTCCTACCAGCGTGACGACACCGAAGAAACGGACGCGGTCGAAGTGTACGTGCGCGGCCGCTACAAGGAAATCGACCCCGGTAAGGCCAAGGCCGGCGACAACGCCGACCAGACCGGCACGATGTCGCTGTCGTACTACCGCCTCGTCTGTAACGGCGAGACCTTGATCGAGATCGACATCCCGAACTTCGTCGAGATCGTCGGCGGTGTCGATCGACTCGCGCAGCAGCGCCGCGACATCGGCCTGTAATCCCAATCCATTCCCTCTCTCAGGTAACACACCATGCAATCCAAGCAATCCGCCGTCGTTACGCTCGATACGCCGATCAAACGCGGCGAGCAGGAAATCACCGCCGTCACGCTGATAAAGCCGCTCGCCGGCGCGCTGCGCGGCGTCGCGCTCACCGACGTGCTGCAGCTGGACGTGATCGCGTTGTCGAAGGTGTTGCCGCGCATCAGCGATCCTGTTTTGACCACGCAGGATGTGCTGCGCCTGGACCCGGCCGATCTGGTGCAGCTCGGCACGGAGGTGGCTGGTTTTTTGGTGCCGAACTCGTCGAAGGCGGACGTCTCCCTCGAACCGTCGACGACGTGATGGCCGACATCGCGCTCGTGTTCCACTGGTCGCCCGACGTGATGGCCGCCATGCCGCTGTCGGAGCTAATGGACTGGCGCGAGCGCGCACGTGAACGCTACGAGCAGGGTAACGAATGAGCGATCGTTCGCTGCGCCTCGAGGTCGTGCTCAAGGCGCTCGACCAGGCGAGCCGCCCAATTCGCGAGATCACCGGGCGCAACCGCGCGCTGGTGAAAGACCTGCGCGACACGCGCACGCGGCTCAAGGAACTCGGCGACACCCAGAAGCGTATCGGCGAGTTCCGGGAGCTGCGTCGCGGCATGCAGGAAACCGAGGCGAAGGCGCGCGCTGCGCAGGAGCGCGTGCGCCAGCTCGCGCAGCAGATGAAAGCGGCCGAGTCGCCAACACGCGCGCTCACTCGCGAACACCAGCAGGCCGTACGCGCGGCGAAGGCGCTTGCCGGCCAGCTCGATCAGGAACGTCAGCGACTCGACGGCGTGCGCTCGAGTCTCGCCGCGAGCGGCGTCAGTACACGCAATCTCGTCGAACACCAGCGGGCGCTACGCTCGAGCATCGCTGAAACGAACGCGGTGCTGACGGAACATGCGCGGCGCCTGGACGCCATGAACAACCAACAGCAGCGCATCGCGGCCGCACGCACGAAGATCGGCGTCATGCGTGGCGCCGCGGCTGAGATGGCAATCGGCGGGTATGCTGCGCGCGCGACGGGCCAGCACATTCTTGCCGACCTGCGTGAGCCGCTGGCCGAGGCGAAGAAAATCCAGAACGAGCGCGGCCGCATCCTCGGGCTCGGCCTCGGCGAACGCGCGACGCAGGATGCGGAGCGCTACGTGCGCGCGATGAAAACGCCGGGCGTAGCGATCGCCGACAACATGACGCTGATGCGCGACGCGATGTCGATCTTCGCGGACGAGCATCATGCGCAGATGGTCATGCCGACGCTCGCCAAGATGAAGTTCGCGAACGAGGCGATGTTCGGCGCCGAACAGGGGCACGAGAACGAAGAGAAGTTCATGAACATGCTGAAGGTGATCGAGCTGCGCGGGGGCACGAAATCCGAGGCAGCGTTCATCAAAGAAGCAAACATGGTCCAGCAGGTGTTGACCGCGACGGGCGGGCGCGTCGGCGGCGACGAATGGCGCAACTTCATCCAGACCGGCAAGGTCGCTGCGAAGCAGATGCGCCAGGACGCGTTCTATTACCAGATGGAGCCGCTCATCCAGGAAATGGGCGGTCACGCGGCCGGCACCGGCGTGCAGGCGGCGTACAGCAACCTGATGCAAGGCAAGACGACCGTGCGGGCGGCCAAGCGCCTGGTCGAGCTCGGGCTCGTCGACAAGAAGTCGGTCGAGTACAACACGATCGGCAATGTGAAGCGGATCAAGCCCGGCGCGCTGATTGGCGGCGACCTCTTCAACGCCTCGCCATTCGAGTGGATGGAGAAGGTACTGCTGCCGAAGCTGAAGGCCAAGGGCATCAAGTCGGACGCCAAGATTCTGGAGGAATTCTCCACGATCATGACGAACGGCAACGGCGCGAACCTGTTCGCCACGATGTACATGCAGCGCGAGCAGATTCACAAGAACGAGCGGCTGAATCGCGGCGCGTACGGGATCGACAAGCTGCATGCACTCGGGCAGCAGCAAACCGAAGGGAAAGAGCTGATCGCGCTGGAGAAGGTCCGCAATCTGCGCACCGTGATCGGCGAGCAGGTCCTGCCCGTGTACAACCGTGCGCTCGAGCTGACCACCAGTGTGCTCGAGCGGCTACTCGGATTCGCGAAGCAGTATCCCAACTTCACGCGCGCGGTTGCGATCGGCGCGGCCGGGCTCGGCGTGCTGTTAGCCGTGCTCGGCACGCTGACGATCACGCTCGCGGCCGTGCTCGGACCACTCGCGATCGTGCGCTTCAGCATGTCGATGCTCGGCATCCAGGGCAGTGTCCTGGTGCGCGCGCTCGGCGCCATCGCGCGGACGTTGCTGTTCGTAGGCCGCGTCGCGCTGACGAGTCCCATCGGCGTCGTGATCGCCGGCATCGCGCTTGCCGCGCTGCTCATCGTCAGGTACTGGGAGCCGATCAAGGCGTTTTTCTCGGGCTTCTGGCAAGGGCTCGCAGACGGCCTGAAGCCGCTCGCGCCGCTCGCGAGCCGAGCCTTCGGGATTCTGGGCGCCGCGTTTGCGCCGCTCAAGCCGCTATTCGACTGGCTGATGGGTGCCGCGAAGGGTGTGTGGGACTGGCTCACACGACTACTGCCGCCCGTCGACGCAAGCAAGGAAAGCCTCGACGCCGCAACGGGCGCCGGCCGAGCCTTCGGCGCCTGGCTGGCCGACATCATCCGCGGCCTCGCTGATGCGTCGACGCGCTTCGCTGAGTTCGGATCGAACCTGATGTCCGGGCTCGTCGACGGGATCACTAACGGCCTGGGCGCCGTGAAGACCGCGATCCAGCGCGCTGGCGACAGCGTTGTCAGCTGGTTCAAGGAGCGGCTCGGCATCCACTCGCCGAGCCGCGTGTTCGCCGCACTCGGCGGCTTCACGATGGCCGGCCTCGAGCAGGGGCTGCGCAACGGCCAGGACGGGCCGCTCGCGACGGTGCGCGAGCTCGGCAAGCGCATCGTCGCCGCCGGCGCAGGCATCGGCCTCACGGGAGCGGCAATCGCGGGCAGCGCACCGCTTTCCGTCGACAACAGGCCACCGCTGATCGCCGCAACGGCCGCGCGCGCGCCGGCATCGGTGCCCGCGCCGATCACGATCAACGTGTACGCGTCGCCAGGCATGGACGCGAATGCGCTCGCGCAGAAAGTGCTGCAGGTGATGCGACGGGAGCAAGCAGCGCAGGCCGCGCGCGAGCGCTCGCGCCTGCGCGATAGGGATTGAAGGGGGATTGTCATGATGATGGCGCTCGGGCTGTTCGTGTTCAGCCTGTCGACGCTGCCCTACCAGGAGTTGAAGCGCCGGCGCGGCTGGCGCTACGCGAGCAACAGCCGTGTCGGCCGGAAGCCGGCGCGGCAGTACGTCGGCGAAGTTGACGAAACGATCGTCCTCTCCGGCGTGCTGCTGCCTGAACTGACCGGCGGCGATCTGTCGCTGTCGGTGCTCGAGGCGATGGCCGAACAACACACCGCGTGGCCGCTGATCGAGGGCACCGGCCACATCTACGGCATGTTCACGATCGACGACATCGATACGGCGCGCACGCTGTTCTTCCCGGATGGCGCGGCGCGCCGCATCGACTTCACGGTGGCGCTCACGCGCAACGACGACATCAACATGCTGGGCATTGTCACCGATGCGATCAAGGAGGCGATCTCGCTATGAATCTGGCCGACTTGCCGGGCGCCGAGCTGATGCAAAAAACCGTCCTGGCCGACGATCGCGTACCCCGCGCGATCTACTCGATCACGCTGGCCGGCAAGGACATCACGCACAAGTTCGACGGTCGGCTGATCTCGATGACGCTGCAGGACAACCGCGGCTTCGAGGCCGACCAGCTCGACATCAGCCTGGACGACTCGGACGGCGCGTTGGACATCCCAAGCCGCGGCGTGAGATTGAAGGTGGCGATCGGCTGGGCCGGGGCTGCGAACGGGCTCGTCGATAAAGGCGAGTTCGTTGTCGACGAGGTGCGGCACACCGGCACACCGGATGTGCTCACCATTCGCGCGCGCAGCGTCGATCTGCGCGCGGGCCTCTCGATCAAGAAGGAGCGGTCCTGGCACCGGCAAACAGTCGGCGCGATCGTGCGCGCGATCGCGAGCCAGAACAAGATAGAGGCGCGTGTCAGCCGTGCGCTCGACGGTCAGCTCGTCGACCATATCGACCAGACTGCCGAATCGGACGCCAATTTGCTGACGCGCTTGGCCAAAATGTTCGACGCCATCGCAACCGTGAAGAACGGAAAGCTACTGTTCATCAAGGCCGGCGAAGCGACCACGGCCAGCGGCAAGCCGTTGCCGCTCGTCACGATTACCCGCGACGTCGGCGATCGCCATGAGTTCGGTGTCGCCGATCGCGACGCATATTCCGGCGTGCAGGCGTTCTACCTGAACACGCGCGCCGCAAAGAAGCAGTCGACCACCGTCAAGCGGCGCCGGCGGCGCACCACGAAGAAGAAGCCGATCGACAAGAGCGGCGACGTGCTGTTTGGCACGGCGGAGAACGTGAAGGTGCTGCGGCACACGTACGCGAACAAGAGCAACGCGACACGCGCGGCGAAAGCGGAATGGGAGAAGCTGCAGCGCGGCGTCGCGGAGTTCAGCATCGTGCTCGCGCTTGGGCGACCCGAGCTGATGACCGAGCTGCCTGTAACCGTGCGCGGTTACAAACGCGTCATCGACGACTGCAAGTGGATTGTCGCGCGCGTTACACATACGCTCGACGGTAACGGCGGGCTCACATCGGACCTCGATCTGGAAGTCAAGGCGAGCGAGGTGCCGGAGATCGATGGCACCTAACTGCCCTTGGTAACAGCCGATCAACGCCGGCGGCCGCTAGCCCGTTCCCACCTCGCCCCGTGCTTGCTATCGGCAACGCATTCCTGGCGAATCCCTGCCTGCATTACGACGCCACCCAGCGAGTAGCGATTGCCGCCGTATTCGCATTGCGGCGGTTCAGCGGCTTGGACTTGTTGACGATCGCCGGCAGGATGTCTCTCGACATAGACGTACACAGTGGCCGCAGCGGCTATCACCGCGATCCCTACCAGCGCCATCGCGCCTCGTCGCGAGGCCCTGCTATTTTGTTGGACAGGGACAGCCGTCGCCATAAGCGCAGCAGGGCTGAATGTCGCCGCGGCAGGCGACGCAAATCGAACGTGCGGAGATGGTGACCCACGGCGTGCCGTGGGCGCAGCCGGAGATGGGTGTTTGACCTTTTGCAGGGCGGCCGAGCCGGGAGGGTTTCCGAGATTGCCGTTTCGGAGCCAGCTATCCAGATAGCTGATCGCCGGCTTGTACTTGCTACGTGGCATCCGTTCGATACTCTCATAATCGAACACCGTTTTGAGGCGGCGGTACACCATCAGCGCCTCAGTGCCAGTCTGTTTTTGTATCTTGAAGACCCTGTGCGCGATCGCTGCGCGCTGCTTGTTGTTGATGAACTCCGTCTCAGCCGCTTTCGGCTCGCCACCGTGGAAGTGCACATTGACGCTACTCTGCGCGCTGTTGCTCTTCACATCCCCACCGGCGACTTGCCCGATTTCCCCATCGAACTTCTGATTCATTGACTTACCTTTTTTCTCCTACGGCTGGCCCTGCCGTGGTCTGCGTTTCGCAGTGATCAGCCTTCGCGCTTCTTCTTTCGCCCTGCACTACCCATGTTGATGGAGAACGGCGCGGTCACATCCCCAGTGACCTGCTGACCGATGCTCGCACCTTCGAAGTTCTGACGTACCTTCGCCGCTTTCGCCGGTGCAGACTCGGTCGGCTGTTGCGTCATCCCGGCGATCATGCCGAGCACGCCAGCACGCCCCTTCGCGTCGAGTGAGCGATAGCCTGTAACCAGCACTTCCTCGTCAGGTGAGAGTTCAGCTGAATTACGGTGCCCAGTCAAAACAAAAAGCACGTCCACTCCCGCGGCCGCGATCTTTTCCAGATAGATCGCATCCGGCACGCGCTCCCCTTTTTCGTAGAGCACTTGCGTCTTCTCCGTCACACCACCGCGTTCAGCGAACGCGCGTTGAGACAGAGACGTGCGCTTCCGTTCATCGCGCAGTCGGTCGCCGATACTTACCATATGGTTTGTTTTTTATTGCATACGCACCGATCGGTGTGTATTATCAGGGTTGTGCAAGGTTACCGAAGGGAAGTATACCGCCATGCTCCGCAAGAACCCCCCCGTCACGCGCGCGCCACGCGGCGTGCTGTCCAGCAAGCCCGTGTACATGCGGTTGATGCCCGACGAGCGCCGTGCGCTCGAAGAGCTGTCCGTGTGCTTGAACCGCTCCACCTCCAGCGTCGCCCGCCTGATCTATCTCGAGGGCGTTGAGCGATACCGCGCCAAAGTTACCGGCCCGGCCGCTCAACTGCACGCAAGTTCTTTTGCCGGGCGTTGAGTCATGCAGCCGCCCGCCCTTATCGAACCCGCGCTGCGCCACGCGCTGCACGGCCCGAAACGTCACGAAGTACAAGCTGCGCTCGGATGGGACGATTCCGAGGTCAGCCGCTTCCTGAGCGGCGGCAAGGGAATCGTCATCGACAAGATCGACACCCTTGTCGCTGCCGTGGGCTTCGTCTGCGTGACCCGCAAATACCTTGACGCTGTCGCGACCTTGGGCGAAGTCGGCATGTTCTGCCAGTGCGCCCGTCAAGGTCGCGGCGAATGCAGCCGCCCGTAGGAGCCCCGAATGAAATTGAAGTGCCATCACTGCGGCAGCCGCGCCGTCATTCGGACCAGCCGCCCGCTGTCCGTCCTCGTCCGTGAGGCGTACTGCCAATGCACCAACATCGAGTGCGCGACGACGTACAAGATCCATATTGCCGCCGTCCACACGATCGCGCCGAGCCTCAATCCGAACCCGATGGTCTACCTGCCCGTCGGCAAGGTTGACCGGCTGCCGCAGGACCCGCGTCAGCTCTCGCTGATCGACGCCTAACCAGTAACCGCAATTCTTGTTTCACACCCATCGCACCCGCCGCGCGCGGGCGCGGGGGACTCCTTTTGCCTGAAATTCTGGAGAGACTCATGCAAACGCCGACTGCCGCCCACGTCACCACCCTCACCTCGTCGCTCGACTTCAACCAGCGCGTCGCCTACCTGCAGAAGCTCTGCGCGGCTGACGTCCGCGCCGACGTATTCGTCGCATCCGCACGCGCACTCGGTTTCGCCGTGTCGTGGGATCTCGCGCGCGGCACGCCGCTGCTCGCCTGGATGCACTGACCGATGCGCGCGCCGCTCACCGACGTCGACCTGCGCGCGGCATGGCATCGCCTGCGCATGGTCGGTGATTTCGACACGTCGATCCGCCATCGCGCCGTACGCCTGGTCGTGGAATCTGCGGCGCGCGCGATGCAGGACCGAGAACAAGCCCGGTTGCGGCGCAGCTCCGACGCGAAGCGATGCGCTGCGAATGACTTCGACGAATGACGAATCCGCGCCGACTGCCGGCGCACTCACCTGGAGCCAAACCATGAAACCATACGTTTTCGGCATCAGTGTGCTGCTGATGCTCACGCTCTCCCTCACCGGCGCCTACTACCTCACCACCGACGTCCTGCGCCTATTCGACGTCCGATACGCACGCCCGATCGCCTTCGTCGGCGGCGTCGCGGTGATGGTTGCGCTCGTCGTCGCGCTCGGATGGTCCGTTCCGCCTCGGGGGTGATGTGATGACGATCGAATCCGCCATCCGCTATGAGCTGCTAACCTCGGCCGGTCTGCGCACCGTCACCGGCGAGCATGTCGTCATTCCGAACGACGTCGGCGCGACTTTCGGCATCCACGCCGAGCCCTATCTTGCCGACGGGCACCCGGAAAAGTGGGTCGTCACGCACCTGGCCTCGGGCATGCAAGCCGGGACGGGCACATCCCGCACCGCAGCCATCACAAACGCGACGACGAACGTCGAACGCAATCGGCCCCGGCTGCGCACCATGCTCGACGAGGCGACTGCGGCCCGCACCGATCTGCAGTTCGCCACCTATCAGCTCGCGCGCAATCGGCTCGCGATCCTGGGGGAAGCCGCATGACCCGCCTCGATGCTTCGTCGCACGATGCGACGCTGCGGGCTGCGATCGTCGCGGCCGCAAATCCTCTGCACTTCAACAACCGCCCCGGCAGCGTCGCTCGCCAGTGTGCGCTCGGCCTGTTCGTCGCGGCATTGAGCGATCGCCTCGCGCTCGACTTCCCGGAGTCCGCCGACGCGCTGCGCGCGCTCGTCTTCTCTCCCGCGACGCCGGACAACCCGGCTGTCAACGCCCCGCAGCAACCTGAACAACAGCAATAACGATGGCCTCGATCGACGAACTGAAACAACGTATCGACCTGCACGACCTCGCCGATCGCCTCGGTCTCAAGCGCGGCCGCGGCGGCAACAAGGCGCTCTACCATTCGCCGCAGCACGAAGACAAAAATCCGTCCCTGTCGATCTACGTGAATCACCCGAAGCATGGCACCGGCTGGCGCGATCACAGCGCCGGCGTCGGCGGCTCGTGCATCGATCTGGTCATATATGTGCGCGGCGGCACCGTCGCGGATGCTGTGCGCTACCTGCACGACACATTCGGCATTCCGCTCGACCGGCCGGCGCCGACCGAGCGCCGTGAGAAAACGACCGTCGAATACATCGCCGATCGGTGCTTCGCGGAGCGCAACCAAGTCCGCGAATACCTCAGCGGCCGCGGCATTTCGGCCGCCGCGATCGACGGGGCGATCGCGGCACGCACGCTCGGGTTCAATACGTGGACGAGCTCGAAAGTTGCCGCCGGCGAAGTCGGGCACGGCGGGCCGGCCGCTGCGTTCATCGTCCGCGCGCCGGGCGACGGTCGCGTCGTCGCCGTCGACATGCGCTACGTGGATCCCGCGCTGAACGGCGGCGTCAAAACGCAGACACAGGGCGACAAGGCGGGCTACGGCTGGACCGCGGATCCCCGGCGGCTGGAGAAGGCGAAGCGCGTATTCCTCGTCGAAAGCGCGATCAATGCGCTGTCGATCGACACGTGTGCGCTGCCCGGCGCGGCCGCGCTCGCGCTGCGCGGCCTCGGCAACGTTGACACGCTGGACTTCACGCCGCTGCGAGGCAAGCAGGTTGTGATCTGCTTGGACAACGACGAGCCATTCGCTGACGGCCATCCACGCGCCGGCCACCGTCCCGGCCCCGAAGCAGCGTGGGCGCTCTACGAACGGCTCACCGCCTTGAACATCAGCGCCGTGCTCGTCGACCAGGCTGACTGGCTCGCCGACCTCGCGGACGGGGAGAAGCAGCAGAAGCCCATCAACGACGTCAACGACTACCTGCAGCTGCGCGGCCCGCTCGAACTCGCGCGTGCGCTCGAGCAGCTGGAGCCGTGGCTGATCGCCGGCCTCGCCGGCGACGCCACACGCCGCGGCCGGCCGCGCATCTCTCTGCCGCCGCACGACTTCGCACAGTACTGGCGCTTCCGCGTGCGGCCCGACTTCACCAGCTATATCACGAAGATGGACCGCAACGAGGAATCGGGCGTCGAGACACCGGTGATGACGGATCTGTGCGGTTTCCGCATCGCCGGCATGAGCCGCGTGTCGGTCGCGAGCGCGACATCGACGATGACGGGCGACGCCGACCAGGCGCCGACTGTGTACTTCGCCGTGTCGGTGCAGGCGCCGCGCCACGGCGCGCAGCTCATTCGCCGCGTGATGCTCGACGACCAACTGCACAACGTCGACCAGTGGGGCAAGTTCGGCCCGATCTGGGCGCCGGCGCCGTTCAAGCGCATGGTCAATATCCTCGAACGCGGCGCCGACCTCGGCGCGCGGCAGGCCGCGAACTTCGTGGGGCTCGCGTGGCGCGACGGCCGGCTCATCGTCAACGAAGGCCCGGATTGCTACTTCACCGAAGCGGACAAGCAGTGTCCGTATCACAACCTCACATTCCCGAGCGGCCCGATCAGCGACGCGCGCTGCGTCATCAGGGCCTACCAGACAACGTTCAAACAGAACGCCGCGACGATCCCGCTCGTCTGGGCGCTCGGCGGCCACCTGAAGGCGCTACTCGGCTTCTGGCCGCACATCACGATTCAGGCGAACAAGGGCGCCGGCAAATCGACGCTCATCAAGCGTCTCGAACGGTCGCTCGCGTTCACTATGTTCTCCGGCCAGTCGCTGCAGACCGAGTTCCGTCTGCTGACCAGCATCAGCCACACGAGCCATCCGGTCGGCTGGGAAGAACTGTCGGCACGCCGGCAGGACGTGATCGACAAGGCGGTCGGCCTGCTGCAGGAGAACTACCAGTACACCGTCACGCGCCGCGGCGCGGACATGACCGAATACCTGCTGTGTGCGCCGGTGATGCTCGCCGGCGAGGACGTGCCCGTGCGCAGCCTGCTCGGCAAGCTCGTACGCACGACGCTCACCGGCAAGCGCGGCCCGTTGCTGCCCGACGACCTGCCCCGCTTTCCGGTACGGCAGTGGCTCGAATTTCTCGCCGGGCTCGACAAGCGCGCCGTGCTCGACCAGTACGCGACGCTGCGCGACAAGGCGCTGGCCAACTGCCGCGCGAGCGGTCAGGACGACGGCGCGAAACGCATGGCCGGCAACTATGCGGCCGTCGCGCTCGCCTGGCGCTACCTGTGCGAGTTCGCCGGCATGGATCCGACGGAAGGCGACTTCCCGCGCGATCTGCTCGCTGAAATGAACGGCCATATCGCCGAGACGAGCGCCGATCGGGAGCCGTGGGTCTGGATCATGGAAACCGCCCTGTCCGAAATGGACTGCGGCAACTACAAGCACCCGTACACCTTCGATACCGTCGATGGCGAGTTCTGTCTGTTGCTGAATACCGGGCACGTGATGGATCACATCGCGCACACCAGCGCACTGCGCGACAAATGGAACGCCCTACCTGTGAAGTCGGACCGCGTGTTCAAGGCGCAACTCAAGCATGCCGGCGTCGTCGTCGGAGAAAAGGAAGTCGAACGCCGCATCTACACGCGCCGCGTGCGCTACCTGACGCCGATCTCCCTCGATCGACTGGCGGGGTTCGGCCTACACGTATCGATCCGCGAAGACCTGGCAGCCGACGCGCTGCAAGGAGCCACGGCATGATGCCCGACCATCCGATGCGGCTGTCGTGCCGCTCGCTGCCTGCCGTCCCTTCGACGAGTCGAAACGGCCGGCCAACAGCGCGGGGCGACACGAAACGGAGCCGCGTGGGCACCTTTTGCTGCCGGGACCGCACACGTAGCGCAGAAAATCGGGGGATTTCGAGCGCGTGTGCTCATAAGTCATTGATTCCTGAAGCGAGTACCGCCCCGAGTCGTGGTGATTTTGCCCCGAGTCACGCCGAATTTGCCCCGAGTTCAATTTTGGCGTCGGCCGCCGCCGCCCTTTTTTCTTCTTCCTCTAACTTATTGAAAAAGAAGAAGAAAGAGTACGAAGAGAGGCAAGAAATCGACTCAGACACAATGCCCCGAGTCATGCCCGTTTTGCCCTCAATTGCGGACGCTGCCTATTTTTTGTGCCCCTAGTCAGGACCGCATGCCCCGCATATTTGAGGGCAAATGAGGGCAGACAATATTCAGAAAAATCAAACGGTTATCGCCACGTTTCGCGCAATCCCTCAATCCCCCGGTTGCGCTGCGTGTGGCTCCTTTTCGTAACAGCAATGCGTATGGAAAAATATCTGGGGCGCAGTGAGCTGCGCGAACTGACCGGAACGCCAATCCGCGCGCGCCAAATCCGTTGGCTCGCGCAACAAGGCTGGCCGCACGTCGTGGACGTCCACGGCCGTGTACTCGTAGCGCGCGCTTACCACGACAAACAAATGGGCATCATCGATTCGAGCTCTGCGCTTTCGACGCACGTAGCGACGCAGACATCGCTCAATCTCGGCGCAGTGTGATGGCAGGCAAAGCAAAAACCCCCGGTGCAATTCCGCGCTTCCGCTCGCGTAAAAACGCGAACGGCTCGTTGCGGTACTACTACGATCACGGCCCGGCGAACGGTCGGCGCATTCTCGAACCACTCGGCACGGATCGCGTCGCAGCGCTCCAACGTTGGGCCGAGCTCGAGGGTACGCGTGCGCCGTTGTCCGCTGAGAGGACGCGGCACACGTTCACCATGCTCGAGCAGGCTTATCGCGTTCGTGAACTGCCACAAAAGTCGGCGGCGACCCAGCGCATGTACGACCTCTTTCTCTCCAGGCTCGCTGGCGTAATCGGAGAGCGCGAACTGGACACGCTCACACCTGCGGACGTCGCAACGATCTGGCGTGCAACGGCTGAGAAACGCGGCGTCGTGACAGCTAACCGCACGAAAGCCGTGCTGTCTCTCGTCCTAAATTGCGCACGACTTTGGGGCATGATGACGATAGCGAACCCGTGTGTCGGCGTGCGCGGGAAGAAAGAAACGGGCCGGCAGGGCGTCCTCGTCGATGACGAACTTTACGCCGCCGTCTACGCCGTGGCTGACCAGCCACTGCGCAACGCGATGGACCTGGCCGATCTCTGCGCGCAGCGCCCGTCAGACGTGCTGCGCGTACAGCGCTCCAATATCGTGCGGGGCAATCTCATCTTCCGCACGCAGAAGACAGGCGCATTCGTCACTGTTCAGATAACGGGCGAGTTGGCGGCGCTGATCGATCGACTCCTCGCTTGGCGTGGTTCAAAGGTCGACGTCTCGCCTTACCTGTTGCGCGACGAGGAAGGCTATCCGCTCACGAAAGGCCAGCTGCGCGCGCGCTTTGACAAGGCGCGCGAGCGCGCGGGCATCGACAAAGCGAAATTTCAGTTTCGCGATCTCCGCGCGCGCGGCGTGACGCACAAGACGATCGATGAAGGCCTAGAGGCTGGGCAGCGGCTCGCAGGACACAGCGGCCCCGGCATGACGGCGCGGTACGTGCGCGGCACGCGGCCGGTAAAACCATCCCGGTGA